TATATTAGTGGATCTTGGTCCGATGAAACAGGTAATGGGAATGACGCAACAATAAATGGTGCAACTTGGTTATCTACGGATGGTGGTATATTTGATTTTGATGGTATTAACGATACTATTAGTGTTCCTCACAATTCTTCACTATCTCTTTCAACTACCACCCAAAAAACTGTACAGGTTTGGGTTAAATTCGATTCTTTAGGTGGACTTAACCAGCAGATACCTGTTTTTGGTAAATTATCTGGATCGTTTGGGTTTGACGGATATTGGGGTGGGTTATTCTCAAACAGTGGGATAGTAAGATGTGTTACAAATGGTACTAGTCAACAGAAAATAAGTAATTCTACCCTAACAGTTACGACTAATACTTGGTACTTGTTAACATTTATGTCACAAATAACCTCATCATCGAATACAACTAAGGTGTACATCAATGAAACAGAGTATATTACTAATTCACATGGTAGCGACTCATATAACGAAAGCAATCCATTTTATTTAGGTTTTATTGGTAGTGGTGTGGGTTCACTTTTTCTTAACGGTAAAATTGGATCCTGTTATTTCTACACTAAAGGTTTAAGTACTACAGAAATAAGTCAAAATTATAATGCAACTAAATCTAAATTTGGGTTATGATGAAAAAATTAATTAAAAATATTTTAATGGAGAATACTGAGAATGGGGGAGATTTAGATTATACTAAAGACAATATTTTTCCTGAAAAATTTTATGAGAGGGTTTTTAAGTTATTAGATAAAAATCCTGAAAGAATGTTTAAAACAATTGAGGACTTACAATTTGGTGAGGACTTTGAAGGTGATTACGATCAATATCAAAAAGAATATAATATTGCCTACAAATATTTAACTGAATATGAAAATAGAACACCGTTTTATATAACATTTGAATATGATGGTAACACTTTATCAGAATTTTTCGCAGATGATAGAGATTATGATATACAAAGAATGGTTAGGGATTATTTTAATGGTGACTATGACTATAATTATGATTACGATTGTATGGATGTAGATTCTTGGTTGATTGATAAGATTAACGAAAAAAATATCGAAACTCTAAAGGAAAAATATTTAAGAGATTTAGAAGGTGAGGAAAGTGAAGAAGGTTTTTATGAATACATTCAATCCGAATATGATACAGAAATAGGTTGTTCCGCATCTGAGGCACAAAACAGTGCGGATGTCGAATACTTACATTCAGATTTTGAAAATGGGGTATTAGACTACCTTTCCAACCTTAACGGAAAACTAGTCGCAGATGAAAAGAGTTTAGGGTTAAAATTTGTTGGTAGTTTAGAAATAGGTGAGTTAACAAACAGTGAGTGGTATCAAGATGTAGTAGAAGATGCATTATATAGTTATTACCCTGATTTAATTGATATTTTTGCAGGAATTAAAGAAAAAGAACAGGATGGGTACAGTGGTGAATATAATTACTTTTTTCCCGATGACTTAATACGAATTAATACGGATAAACATTTTAGATATGGTGGGGCTGGAGATATAGATTGGGGTTATTTTAATGAAATACTATCTGATAGATTAAATTATTAACATTAAAGTTATATTTATAATATATGAGAACAAGAGATAAAATAAATAATATTAAGAAAGTTAATCTACTTATGGAAATGAGGGATAGAATGATTAATGAAACACCCCCATATCATCCAGAGATGGGCGAACCTGTTATTGCGCCAAAGGCACAACACGGTTATTTAGAGGGTGATTCACCTGAATTATTAGGTAAAGAAGTATGGTTTCATACTAACAGACATAATATCAAACACAATAAAAATGGTGCGTTTGGTGTATATGGTAGAACTAAAAGGGGTAGAAAACATTCTACACCTGGAATTATCGGATATACCAATGACATACTTATAGGTGGTGATATTAATTTTGATATTAGTCTAGGTTATCATAATATAATGAGAACGACACAAGATGTAGGTGAAATTGCGAAAAGATCTCAAGTAGTTGGAGTTGGTGGGGTAGTACAAGATTTACCTGACGATCCAATTAATTTAAAAAATATGGCAGAAGAAATAAAATATAACCCATTTATTTCTGATTATTTTTATACTGCCGATGCCAATAATAAAGTGTTGGGTGCAGAGTTTGTGTACGCTGAATATCGTCCAGATGGTAGTTATTCGTTACACGCAATAAACCCAATATTAGAACCCTTTAAAATGGGTGAATATAATCCAATTTAAAAAAAATAAATTATGACAAATAGCATATTATTTAAATTACAAGACACATATGAAATAGGTGGTTTAGAGGAGATAGTGATGTATGGTAAATTTTATGTCACTTTCAGAGACATGAAAGGTATTACATATACTAGTAACATTATATCAGAGTTAAAATCAGTTCCCGACTCTAAAGGATTAGTGGAATTTAATATAGACGATTTAGTATACAGTAAAGAATATCAAAGGTATCATGAATTGTGGTATAGTAATGTCTATTTATCAGAAGGTATAAAAGAACCTGAAACAAATTTTTTTATATTAGGTAAACTTTATAATTCATCCACACAAAATTTCGCAACTAAAGTTTTTGAAATATCATTAAATAATATTGACGATTCTCCCGAAGATATTAGTAGAAAGGGTATATTGGGGGAAATGAAGTATGAAAATAACTTAGTTTTAACTTCTATACAAAATGATTTAGACATTTCGAAAATGAAAGAAACATATAAAAAGGTAGAGCGTGATTATCTTGCTGCAAAAGAAGAATATACTACTAACCTTAAAAATGTGTCCATAGATACTTCAGAAATTTTTGAAAGAGTTGCAGTACATGAACCAACAGCTTGGCTTTACGTTATTACTAGATTATTAGAACTTAATGAAGGTACTATCGCACCAGCCTTAAGATTTACTAAAAATGGTGGGATGGACGTAGAACATAAAAAATTAACTATGATACAAAAGACTATCGAGAATCTTTTAAATATGTATCCAGAAATCGAAATAGAAGACGGAGAGGGTATGCCATATTCTAATCCTAAAAAAAGAATTACAGATGGTGAAGTTAAAGTAGAAAACCCATAGTATGACACCATTTCAAAGTAAAGTATTAAATTTTTTAAATAAAGATTATAATAAAAATACATTACCTAATTATAATTTTAATTTTTTTAGAGATATTATGTTTATCGCTAATACTTCTATTTCAGATGATTTAATTAATCGTTATGGTGTTGATCAAAATAGTGTTGAATTTTATGATATTTTAAAAGGTTGGTGTAGACAAAATTATGGTGATGGTAAATATGCGATACCTGGAGATACTATACGTTTAATTAAAATGGAAGACGATCCACAACCAATACGGCCAAATACAATAGGTATTGTAAGAGAAATACAAACTGTAAGTACTTTTAATGAAGATCACTTAATAGTTGATTGGCAAAATGGTAGAAAATTAAATTTAATCGTTGGATTAGATGAGTTTGAGAGAATAAAAGATGGTGAATGATGAAAAAATTAATTAAACGTATATTAAAAGAAGAAGTATCCAATATAGTTAGAAATAACATTAACGAAGGTATTGTCGAAGATTTTATTGAATTTGGTAAGAGTGAATTATCATTAGGTGACGATTTCAAAATAAATTTAACAGACAATACTGATAGTGTTGATACTTTAGGTAATTATGATATTGAAGGAAAAGAGATTACCGTAGTTAAAAAGAATAGAGCAATACCTGATATAATTAGATCAATTGCACATGAAATGGTACACCATAATCAAAACGTAAGGGGTGACTTAAGGGGTAACAAAGGTGAAGGTGAAAAAGGTTCTCCTTGGGAAGATGAGGCGAATGCTAGGGCTGGTAGATTAGTTAGACAATTTGGGGATGAGAATCCTGAAATTTATGACTTATAAAAAGTATTACCTATAGAGATATTATTATTCTCACAAAATCCTTCATTTACTTCTATATTACCGTCTGAAAATTCTGAAGGTTTAATAATTGATATGTCATTAGGATACGCACTTTTAATATCTACAATAGTATCTCCGTTCACAAAAATCATCTCAATAGGGAAGTTAACGTTCTTCATCCAAAAACCACTACTAACGTAGTCATAATACATACCACAGTTTTGACAAAGATTGTCTCTATACATTAAACCAGTAACTTTTTCTTCTTCAGTACTAGGTACTTCACACTCAACGTCAATTTCTTCACCATTATTATTCGTAATAGTTATCAGACATTTATTTTTAAATGGTATTTGTGTGTCTTCAGATATAATATCTAACAATTTCATATTAATAAATAGTTGACAAATGAATAAAATAATATTATAATTATATAATAAAAAAATATATTTATGCCAAAAAGTAAACATAGAAAAAATCAAAAAGAAAAATCTAAGGCTAGAAGCCAAAGGATTAAGGCGGAACAACAGAAGTATCAAAAGGCATTTCAAGAAGAATTCTTGAAAGAAATACAGACTTTAAGGGATAGACAGTTAAGTATTGAAGAAACACAAAAAACCGAAGGATAATACCTTCGGTTTATTTCTTACTGTAATAGGTGGAATTTTTATTAATCAATATATTACTATACTTTTCTTTTTTATAGTAGTTTATTTGAGTAAATTCAACGTAATCACGAAAAATAATTTTAAACTTAATCTTTTTTCCTGATTCTTTAATTGTGATGTAATATGTATCACCTTTATGTTTGATTTTACTTATATTATAAATTCTAAATGAACCATTACAATCATGTAAATCCAATTCTTTAGTAGTAAAGTCAAAATAATAGAAGTATGAACCATTTTTTTCAGACGATATGGTGTCTTTAGATAAATTATCAACTTTTCTAAAAGTAGTTTTACCTTTAACAGTTTCTTCTTTAGGGAAATGAGAATCAATTACAAACCCTTTATTATTAATTGTGTTAATACCATCACTTATTACCCAACCTTCTTTTTTAGAGGTATAACACTGAGAATATGAGTTAACAGATAATACTATTAATACGAATAACAAAATTAAATTTTTCATAACAGTTGTTTTATAGGACAAATGTAAAAAGAAATAATGAATCCACCAAATTTTTTATTATATTTTTTGATATTTATAATAAAAAGAAACAAACCCTAATATGGGTTTGGTAAATAATAATAACGTTTTAAAAATTAAAATTATGAATAACGAAGAAAAAGCAACGATGTATCACACACTTTTATTGAGACACGATAAACTTGACGGACAAATCGCAGACATTAAATCAGAGGCGGCTGGTGTTGAACTAAATAAAGAACAAAAGAAACAACTTGAATTGTTAGAATCTCAAAAACAGGTGTTGGTACAACAAGCCATATCATTGATGAAATAATTAAATGGTTACAAAAAGTAAAATAAGGAGAATTTTACAAGAATCTACCAAAGGTTTAATGGATAGGTTTGCCGAAGGCGTGATTAAATTTAAGTATAAAGAAATTTATAATCATAATTTAGAACGTAGAGGTAAAGAATCCGCAGATAATGAATACCCAAAGTCCTTTGAGGGTTATGTTAAACATCTTAAGGACTCATTTGGGGACGAGGATGGTGCATTTGGGATAGAAATCAATCGAATGTTGGGTAGTGATAACCCATTAATTGAGGGTATACCTAGTAAAGATGTCGCAGAAAATGTAATTAATTACATTCTTAACTATAATGAACCAGAAAAAAAGTTTAGAATACACATTGTTGCGGAAAATGATGTCTTTTATTTCATTAATAAAGAAATATTTACCTGTGATGATAAATTTTTTGAGTTTGTATGGGATAAATTAATAGGTGACGGACGTACTCGTTGGAATGAGGACCTAAAAGATAAATTATGGGGCGAAATTGTAGAGGTTGTAGAGGAAAAAATGGATGATGAAGAGTGGCAAGAAGAAAACGGTGTTACTTTTGATGATTTAGATAGAGAAAAGTCTTACTTTAGATCATATTGGCATTACCCAATACAGTCTTTAGGGTGGGATAACTATGAATTATGTGAATTTTATAAAGATGTTATTGGTGAGGAAAGGTTATATAAGGTAATTAAAACTTATGTCACTGAAAATAAGGATAAAATTTACTTAGGAGATACATTTTATTACATTTTCACTAAAAATTTGTTCTATTAATCACTTTCTCAACCTTTTTATACGTCTTAGGGCGTTCATAGACTCAGTTGTAACCTTAAATCCCTTATCTAAGTTCTCCGTATAGGGTATAAACCTTAAATTTTTGATATTTCCCACCTTTTCTGGTGGGATTTTTTCTTTAAAACCCATAGATATGGGGTAAATATGATCCAAATGATGGTTTTTCCACCCTCTTTTATCAAAATTTTCTAAAATATGGAGTGGTTGTGACTCTGTAACCCCCCAAACCATCGCATAATACAGTTTTTTTTCTAAATCTTTAATATTTTTGATTTTTTGTTTGATTTTAGGGTATTTTTTACATATTTTTCTGATTTCTTTCTTTATTTCTTCAGTCAAATCTGTTTTTTTAGTAATTTTTTTCTTATATTTAATTGGTTTTTTCATAAAAGATGATATATTCGTATATTTATATAATAAATAGACAAAATGCGTATAATTATAACGGAAACACAATTAAAAAAGGTTTTATTGTATGAAACCAAACAAGAGGTAGTTACTGACGAATATTTAGATAAAGCCAAAGATATTGTGACTAAATTACAAAATAGAGGTTTTGGATTAGATGCTGCGTGTGCAATGGCAGGAAATATATGGGCAGAATCCCAGTTTGATTCGACTAATGAGGGATCTAATGGTGCATTTGGATTATTACAATGGTTAGGTGATAGAAAAAAGGCTTTAAATTCTTTGGCATCTCATAGAGGTGTAGATGTAAATAGTGAAAAACTACAATTAGATTTTATTAAGATAGAATTGAAAGATGGGTATAAAGTAGGTGGTGAATTAATACCTAATTTACCTAGTGGTATTAAAGATTCTCCAAAATTTGAAATAAACCAATTTAATAGTGCGATGAAAAGTGACACTATACCAGCAAAGGCTGAAAGTTTCGCTACGAAATCCGAAAGATGTGGTGACTGCGGTGGGACAATAAATATAAGAAAGCAATCCGCAAAAAGAATACATGATTATATTAATGGAACCTATAAAAAAACTAATGGTAATGTTAAAAGTACTACAAGTGCCACCACCAAAAAAGAAGAAAAGGGTTCACATTCAGTAGGTAGTACTGTATACCCTAAAGAATCTGAAGGATATGCAAATGTTAGAAAAGATGCTAATAGAGAAAGTGATAGAGTTGCTAAAATAATGTCACCGAATAAAATTGGTACGATAACTAAAATTAAAACCGATGATGATGGGTACCAATGGTATCAAGTAACCTTAGATAAAAAAGTAGATGGGTTTACAACTGGATGGGTTAGATCAGACGCTATTAAATAATTTTTTAAAAAAAACTAATATTTATTATAAAAAAATAAAATGAAGTACATTATAACAGAAAATCAATATAGAATTTTATTAAAAGAAGATAGAGTTGCCTTTTTGAAGACTCAAAATGTCATTGACCCCAAATTATTAGATGACTTAACTAAAGGTAAGTTAGAGAAAAAAAGTAAGAGACCTGAGGGTGGTATGGATCCTAACAAAATTAAAGTAGAACCCATAGAAAATCATGATGGTGTAGACATTGCTTATATTGTAACAAATAATAAAGGTAAACAATCTGTAAAATTAACAGATGAAATATTTAATGACATTGTTGAGGCAGATCCATCAAGAAATAAACAATATGTTCAATGGATGATTCAAGTTTTCTTAAGACATATTGCGGATGGTGATATTGAACAAGCGATTAGATTTTTGACTGAAGATTTACCTGAAGCAAATGAGTTCTTAACTATTTTTGATGGTGTTAAGGATAAAAAAGTATTTAAGAGAAGTGCACCTAATAGACCAAATGCACCTCAAAATGTTACAGACATAAATCAATATAATGATTTGGCACATCTTTATTCGGTAGTGAGTCCGTTTATTGGATCATCAGATGATGATAGTGAAGATGGTGAAAGTCCTCTTTGGAAAAAATTAAAAAAATATGTTGATCTTGGTGAGGCGAAATTAGTTTATAGAGATAATGGTGTTTTAGTATATTCACCACAGACTATTGAGTCTAGTTGTGATCCTTTAGGTCCTTTAGCCTCATGGTGTACTAGAAGAGAGGGTAATAGTTATTTTGATTCTTACAGAAGAAATAACCCTAAACCTGACGGTACATTATCGGATTATTATGTAATTATGCCTAAAGCTTTATTCTCAGGAGATGATGAGGGTGGTATGTATCCATTACAATTCCACTTTGAATCTAATCAGTTACACGATAAAAACAACCAGTCAATAGAAAGAAGTTCTAAACTTAGTGAAGTTCTAAGTAGATTTCCAGGATTAAAGGATTTCTTTAAAAAGGAATTGGGTAAGTTAGTTGAGATGGATGTAGTTAAAGGTACAGGACTTATGGATAGTGCATACATTAAATATATGAATATGTTTGGTGGTAAGGCAGAGGAAGTTATTTCTGGTGAAGTTTACCAAAAAGGTGTTGATAACATTAAAAAATTGGCTTCACAACAAAAAGTTCCTTTACAACAAAACAAATATTTGAAGTGGTTGATGGAAAATACTGAGAATGTGGAGATATTGGATTATTTAGATCCTGAGGTTACAGAATCTTTAGACTTTTCTAATATGAATTTAGGTAAATTGCCAAATATGTCTAAATTCCACAAGGTAGATAGAATTACTGCAAATAATTGTAATTTAACTGAGTTACCATCTGTGAATATCTTACCTGATGGTGGTAGAATGATTAACGTACTTAGTTTCAATGACAACCAAATTACTAAGGCACCTTTAGATGGTTATGAAACATTAAAAGAATGTTTCATGATCACATTATTAAACAATCCTATAAAAGAAATTAATGTACCTGTATTAACAAAAATGATAGAGGACGAAACATTTATTCGTTTTGGTGTGAACTCTGATGTGGTAAATAACTTATCACCTGATAATGCAAAAGAATTCCAAAGTTTAGTGGATGAAGTAGGTGGAACAATTACATTTAGATAAAAATTTTTATAAAATTTAATATATTTATAATAAGAATAAAAAGAATAAAAAACTTAAAAAAATGAGAAGAGAAAAAAAAGTGATTAGATTGACTGAATCAGAAATGATTAACTTAGTAGAAAGAATTGTTAATGAAGTAAAAAGAGAAAAAAGAGCGCAAGTTACTGAATCTTTAAGACAAAGAGAATCTAAAAGATTGTCAGAAAATAGAAATAGAAGAAGATAATTTATTTTATGAAAAAAGTTCAAACCCTTAACGAAGAAATACAAAAAATGAGAAAATTAATGTCATTTAACATTAATGAAAATTCTCATGATTCACTATCTGAAGAAAATTTTAATAAGAGTACTGAAGGAAAAAATACTGATCCTGAAGAGGGAGAGTGTGATAGAGTATATGGTGGACCACCTGAGGTGTCATTCCAAATGAGTAATCAGTTAAATGATTTATTAGAAAAACAATTAAATGTTATAGAACCTCAGATAAAAGTTAAGGTAGTTGCAACTGGACCAGAAAATATATTTTTCAAAATAGGTGACGTTGAGTTACCATTATCAAAAACTAGTAAGGGTGTATATATGTTTAAAGTAACTGATAGATATATCCCATTCTCAACCGATATTTCAGTATCTTTAGTTAGGGAAGAACTTTTAAAGGATAGATGTTTTAGATTATTATATGATAGATATGATTCGATTAAAAATCAAATAGATAATGAAACTATAAAAATGAGATTAATACCTGAAGGTTCTACGCCAATATCATTCAAAATGATGGTGATTGGTAATAAGAGGGACTTAAAAAGGACTATTAAACAAAGTGTTAATGGTGCCAAATTAGTTAAACTGGAGGATATTACATTACTATCATTTAATAGAAGGTTTTTCATTAAACTAAATGATAATCTTTATGGTGAGATAGAATCATCTTTTAAGGTTAAACTTACTAAAATTCAAATAAACGGTGCAGATATACCTAAAAGTTGGGGTGAGCCCGATCCAAATAAAACTGATCCAGAACCAACAAAATGTTTTTGTAATGATGTAGAAACAGGTGAACAGATTACATATGAGTGCGGTAGCCCGTTACCAGAAAGATGTAAAGATGGTGAAATTGTTTTTGATTTTGCAGTAGAAGCGATTAAAAACTTTCCAATTGATGAGGCAGTATTAACTCAAGAAGCGAAAGATATAATTGATGAGAACATTGTTAAAATATGGAATCCTATCCCACAATATAGAAAAGAAGAGTATTTAGAATTTTTAGAAGATAAAACTATTGTAGTTAATGCATATGCTTCTATAGATGCGTTATCCAATTTCCCTGATGGTGGTCGTTACGCGGGTTGTTCTAAATACGGTTTGGGTAAAGGTCCGAGAGTAAAATACAATCAATGTTTAAGTGAGGCTAGAGCAAAAGCAGTAGTAGAATACCTAAAAACAATTGCGAATGGTGCATTTAAAGATGTGAATTTTGTTGCAGTAGGTAAAGGTGAAACAAACCAATGGAGTGGGTTAGTTTGGAATCAACCTGAGACAAAAATAAAAGACGGTGTACCACAGAATGTTAAAAGTCCTTACAGTAATGAAGAAACTAGACCAGATAGACGTTTTGAGATTAAATTCCCTGCTTACCGTAAAGAGGAATAACTACCTACTGACGCTTATAAACAACTGTAAGGTTTAGTACTGCGTAAAATCCGTTTTTACCTTTGTAGGTACCGTATTTTGTAGAAACACCGCTCATTAAGAATACTTCTTTTCCATTATCAGTAATTTGTTGATTAAATACATCTCTAATCACAAAACAGTGATCAGGAGATGTCTCCCAATAATCTACAATTGATTTTGCTATATCACCATACGTTAATAGTTTGTAATTTTTTGTCTTAAATAAACAAATTTCAAAACCGTCTACTACATTAACACCACCTTTAAATTTATATGTAGAATAAGATTCTCCCATAATTGAGGACTTTAATTTTTCACTATATAGTTCCAACCTACCATCTGGATGATATACTTTTTCTTCACTGTGTAATTTTTGACATCTTATTTTTGAAACATTGTCACTCACCAATCGTGAGTAATGCATATTGTTATTACCTAATGAATCTCTTACCACATTAATCTCAACAATAATCAGACTATCCAAAAGTCGGTAATCGATATTGTTTACGTCCATTACTTTCGAACCATCTCTCTGAGAAAAAACTACTGATGGTAGGATAAACATCAAAATCAAAATTAAGTTTTTCATAGTTGTTACGTTTATAAGAACAAATATACACCATTTTTTTTATTATACAAATTTTTTTACCGTTTTTTTTATATTTATAAATAAAATAATTTATTATGAGAAAAAATACGTTAACAGAAGAAATATATAGAATGAGAAAATTAATGGGACATGACTCAAATGAATATAGAGAAAATGTCACTTCATTCGATAGACTTTTAGAAGAAAAATTGGTAAAAAAATACCTAATAAAGGAACAGGAAGAGGAAGTTCCTGTATTTTCTGATTGGTCTAAGGGTGGTAAGTTTAATTGGGAAAATGCGAAATTAAAAGATATTATTGAATATATTAGAGAAGTTGACGAGTATTTTGGTGGTTCTTTTTTAAATAATCCATCGTACACAACAATGATGGATTGGTTTGAAGGCAATGATAGTGAAAGTGTAAGGAATTCATTAAAGGAGTGGATGTTTGGTGACATATATTATGGGATTAAAAAATCTGAGGATGTAAAACAAACTAAGAAAAATGTGGTTGCACCTGATCAGTACGATAAAAATCTTCAGTCAGAAGTAACAACTATATTAGACAACGCATCAAAAATTGATCTTAAAACATTTAATGTTACCGATAAAAACTTAAAAAAATCAGTTGATACTTTAGTATCGTCCAGAACATTAGAAAAATTAAATAAGGAATTAATTGCAATTAATAATGGTAAAGTTTTTCTAAAAAAGGAAATATTAGAACCATTAAAAACTAATCTTAATGTTTTAATAGATTTTAGTAAAAATCCTAAGACTGATCCTAATTCTATGGAATCTTTGAAAGATGTTGTAGATTATCTGATAGGATTTAATTTAAAAGATAAAAAAGAAATAGGTTTAGATGTAGATGATGAGAATGTCAAAATAGATGTTAATACAGATCAAAGAATTGGGATTAAAAATAGTGTAATGAAAAAATTATCTGCTGAAATTGAGTCTGTTGGTGAGGATACATATAGAAAATTACTTAAGAAAATTACTAATATAACAATTACTGATAAACCTACAGAACTTAAACAGTTTAAAGTTGAGGATGAGGCGGGTAAAGGTGTACCTATTATGGAAGAAGGAGATTCTGATATATTCCAGTACCCACCAGAAAATACACCTGAAGGTGAAAGAAATAATTTAAGTAATAATTTCTTTCCAGATGATGGTACGTCTATGTCTTCAGAGGCAATTGATGGTATTAGAGAACAAGTGAGATTATTAAGAAAGTTTATAGACACTCAAGATTCAGAGGTTGAAGCACAAAGAACTGAAAATGATTTAGGTGAAGAATTTAAATTAGATGTGTCATCAATAAACATATTTATTTATTCCTCAACCAGTAAAGTAAGAACATCATATAAAAGTAAAGATAAAAGTTTTAGTGAAGATAATAATATAAAATTAGCGGAAGATAGAAGTAATGTTATAGAAAACTCAGTTAGAGGTATTTTGAAACAATATAAGTTAGATGGTTATAATATAATCTTAGCCTCTAGAATAGAAAAACCTAATATCGGTCCAGGTTGGGAGAAAATAGATGGTAAATATGCTGATGGTTCAGACGTACCTATAACCGCATATGGTGCAATGTTCCAAGAGGCATACAAAAAAGACAATGAACTAAAACCACAGTTATTTTATGGTAATAGAGGTACTGCTTGGGCAAAGAAAGCGTCAGAAAAATTAGGTAGAGAAGTTGCACAACAAGAATTATCTCAAGAATATAACGATATATACGGACCATTTAGAATGAATTTGGCTGGTATTAGCGTTACATTAAAAAAACCAACTATAGTAACTAAATCAGAGGTCGGTGAGGATTATTTTGTTATTGCAGTACCAGGAATGGGAATAGAGCTACAGTCAAATGGAGAATTTAGTTTTAAAGATTCTTGGAAAAATTTTAAGAGAGGTATTAAAAAATTAAAAAGAAAAATAAAGAAGTCTTTAAGAAATCTTAAACCTAAACGTAGGTTTTTTGGTAAAGCACCCGATTTCTCAAAAGTTTGTCAGACTTGTTGTCCTAAATGGGGTTAATAATTTAAAAATATATATTATGAAAATTAAAAAAAATAATGTTGTAGTTACACTTACAGAAAGTGATATCGCATCAATTAAAAAATATCTTTTAAAAGAAGAAAAAATATCATTTAAGTTTTGTTTTAAGACATATCCTGAATGGTTAAGATCCGACAGTACGGATGCAGGTAATGCAGGTACTAACGCTTCTTCAGATAATACTTTATTAAAGAAAATGAAAACTGGTGTAACATTTTCAGTTACTGGATGTGAAGGGTTAAAGAATGATGAAATTAACGCTGGTATCCTATCAAAAATAACTGATGTCACTTTAAGAGAAAAGGCAGTAGAAAAAACAGTTAATTTTTGTAGAAGACATATAGACGAAGTGATTAAGGATCTTAAGTCTAATGATAGTAAATCAAAAAGAAAACATATTAAAGACGATTTTACACCACAAACAGGTGAATCTGTAGATGAATGGGTAAGTAAATATGATTTTACTACAGATATTGCGAATTTAGTACAGATTACTAAATGTCTTTATAATACACAATTCTAATAAAACAATGGTGGTTAATTAACCACCATTGTTGAGGATTCATCTACCATACCGTTAGGTAATAGTACAATAGATACTCCGATTTTATTAATATCTTCAGTTAACATATTTTTCTTATGTTTTTCAGAAGTCAACCAACTATTGTAAATTCTATTAGTTACTTCAGACACATATTCCTTAGTCATAGGGAAAACACCAAATGATTTACTGAAATATACGTTTTCTGCAACAATACTATTACTTTGAATGTCGGAGTGGTAGATTTTATTTTTATTCAACATATTCACTGACCACTCATCTGCGTAGGTTGATAATGATACATCTTTAGTGAGAATACTTAATCCGTTACTCACTCTAAAAGAGTTTATCATACCAACCAAAACAGTTTCCAAAGAATCAATATTCATCTGAGAAACTACTTTCTTATTATTTTCAATGGAATAAGAAACCATATCTTTTTGGGAATAAGCCTCTACACCCAAAAGAAGACTGAATAAAATCACTAAATTTTTCATATCGTTATAGTTTTATAAGAACAAATGTAATAAGAATTATTTAATCTGCCAAATATTTTATTCACTTTTTATGATAATTTCATCTTTTGCCTTAGAATAACTTATTTTTATGGTACCATTATCCTTTACATTACCACTTAAAATTTCTTCAGATATAGGATCTTCGATATGTTTTTGTATTGCCCTATTTAGAGGTCTAGCCCCATAATCTTCACTATACCCATCATCAATTAAATAATCCCTAACCGTTTTGTTGATAATTAAGTTATAACCTATTTCACCAACTCTCTTCTTAAGTTTTACTAATTCCAAATCAACAATTTTCCCAATTTCTTCTTTAGTTAAAGATTTAAATATGATTACATCATCTAACCTATTAAGGAATTCTGGTGGGAATTGTTTTTTTAATTCATCAGTTAATAGACTTTCTTTAATAGAGTCTTCTCTCTCTAATTTTGACTTAGTACCAAATCCGACACCTGTACCAAAATCTTGTAATTTTTTAACACCTACATTAGATGTCATAATAACCATACAATTTTTAAAGTTAACTTTTCTACCAGAACTATCAGTAAGTTGACCGTCATCCAATAATTGTAATAGTGTATTATAGATTTCTTTATTTGCTTTCTCTATTTCATCAAATAGTACTATTGAATATGGTCTTCTTCTCACTTTTTCAGTTAGTTGTCCACCATCACCATGACCAACATATCCTGGAGGAGATCCAATAAGTCTAGATATTGAGTGTTTCTCTTGAAATTCAGACATATCTAATCTAATTAATGAGTCCTCATCACCAAAAAGGTATTCTGCCAATCTTTTCGCAATATGAGTTTTACCCACACCTGTAGGACCTAAAAACATAAAAGTACCAATTGGTTTTTTAGGGTTTCGAATACCAACTCTATTTCTTCTAATAGATTTGGCAATCTTTTCCAACGCAATTTCTTGACCTATAATTGATTTTTTTAACTCACCTTCAATCTCTAACATCCTTTTACCTTGATCCCCACTAATTCTTTTTAATGGTATTCCAGTCATTGAGGACACCACTTCATTAACATCCTCAATGGTTACAACAGTTCTTTCGTTATTCAAATTTGTTAACCATTTTTCTTTTTCTAAAACTAATTTTTCATTAACCTCCCTTTCCTCATCTCTTAACTTTGCAGCCTCTTCGTATTTTTGTTTCTTAACAACCTCACTTTTTCTGTTCTTAATTTCAACAATCTTCTCCTCCAATTTACTTATAGATGATGGTGGTTTGATAGATAGTTGACTTTTTGAACCTATTTCATCCATAATATCAATTGCCTTATCAGGAAATTCCCTATCTGTAATATATCTGTCAGCCATTTTAACACAATGTTCAATAGTTACTAATGGGTAAGTTACTTTATGGTAAGTTTCATATGAAGATTTAATTTTATCTAATATTTGAATTGTTTCCTCTATTGTAGGTGGTTCAATTAGAACTTGTTGGAATCTTCTCGCTAATGCACCATCTTTTTCGATATGTTCTCTATATTCATCTAAAGTAGTTGCACCAATCAACTGTATATCACCCCTAGCCAACGCAGGTTTTAATACATTCGCAGCGTCCATAGAACCTGATGAGTTACCCGCACCTACCATAGTATGTAATTCGTCAATAAATAAGATTACATTATCGACTTCCATTAATTCATCCACCACACCTTTTATTCTTTCCTCAAACTGACCTCTATACTTAGTACCTGCAACTAAAGACGTTAAATCTAATGACACAACTCTCTTATCTAATAAAGTTCTAGGTGCATCACCCTGTGCAATTTTTAACGCTAAACCCTCAATAATTGTAGTTTTACCAACACCAGGGTCACCAATTAAGACTGGATTATTTTTTTTCTTCCTAGCCAAAATCTGTGCAACTCTTTGTATGGACTCATCCCTACCAATTACAGGATCAATTTTACCTTCAGACGCCCTTTTAGTTACATCCACAGAAAAATTATTTAAAATAGGGGTGTCGTTGGATTTAGTACTACCTTTTGGTTTGGGTATTTTACTGAAATTGTCTTCACCATCTCCACTTACTGGCTCAATAGAGTTTTCGATAGAAGTTTTGTAACTGTTATAATTTATTTTCATCCCTTTTAATATACTACTTATGTCATTTTTTACTTTTAATGTTGCCAACAAAATATGTTCCGTATCCAAATATTCATTATTCATCAAATCACATTCTTTTTCTGCACCCTTCAAAATATTTTCAGTTACAATTTCCAAAGGGAACTCTTTTTTATTTACCAACATAGTGTTAAAATCGTCCCTATCCTTATGTAATTTCTTCTCAATACTCTTATGTAGTTTATCTACATCAACACCCATACTTATTAACGCCTTAACCGCATTATTATTATAATCATTTATCAATGAGATGATTATATGTTCAATCTTTACTTCATTGTCCCCATAAAATTTAGCCTGTTTGATGGACATATTTATGATTTTCTTCACCTTAGGCAAAATCTTTTTCATATACGATTTGTTTTTTATTATAAATATCCTTATCTTTGTATTCAAATTTAATAAATAAAATATGAAAAGTCAATATGAAGTTATTTTGGGTGACACTAAAAATGTGTTAAAAGAAATGATTGAGTCGAATGAAAAGGTTGATATGATTTTTACATCACCCCCATATTATTCTATGAGAAAGAACTATAGCGGTAATAATGATGGTGAGGTTGGTTCGATACACGTTGACGATTATGCGGATTGGTTTTTAGAATTTACTGATTTATTTCTTAAAGTTTTAAAACCTAATGGTAGTTTTTTCTTAAATATCAACGATAAAATAGACGATGGGGTGATTCACCCAGTTTTAGATGAGTTAAAATATAAAATGCGTAAACAGGGTTGGTATTTGGTTGCGAAACCATATATATGGTTTAAAAAGAACGCAATCCCAACAAACTGTAAATATAGGGCGATTGATAGATATGAGTATGTTTTCCATTTCTCCAACTCTAATAAACCTAAATTTAGGGCAGATAATTGTAGAACTGAACATTCAGAAGTTACTAAAAAAAGATTTCTTAAACCAGTGACAACTATCGGATCGAGGGATGGTGTGTATGACTCACAAATGAGGGAATTAAACGAAAAAGGTTCATTACCACATAATGTAGTAATTGCGGCTTCAGAAACAAACCCTAGTGTTCTACACCCTGCACCATTTTCTGTGGAGTTAGTTGATTGGTTTGTAAGAATTGGTAGTGACGAAGGTGACGTAATTATGGATCCATTTGCAGGATCATCTACCACAGGTATTGCGGCACTTAAAAACAATAGAAAGTTTATTGGCGTAGATTTGGTACCATTCAACGTTGAGTTTGGGACTAAACGGTTAAATCACTTTATAGAGACTGGAGATGAATATATACCTAAAAATCTTTTAGAGGATAAGGGTATTGATGCCAATTACTATAAAATTAAAGGTAAACATATTAACAACCCGTGACAAAGTGTCACACTTTAAGAAATACTTTTTATCTTTACTTATCTTAGGTTTTATCTATATTTAGATTTGACAAAATAACATTATTTAATTATACTTATAAAATGATACCTAGTGCACCAAAATTTAGGAAGATAGTTTTACTTTTAAAAGATATAGAGGGTAAACCATCAGATAGGATAGAATATTTAGATTCGGCAATGATAATAACAGGAAATTATGTAATCATTACTGAAGAAAAAGAAGTTTCTATCGATGAACCATCTACAATAGACGGAAGGATTTATCAAATGGAAGACATCCATTCATATAAAATATATAAAGATTAAAATATGGTTTTAAATAAGTACGAAGAAAATGGATCAATAGAATGTCTATACGATTCATCAAATATTTTGGGTTCAAAATATATTATGACAGATAAAAAGTTGGCAATAATTTTTGGTTCTGGTAGACAATATGTTTATGAAGGTGTCAAATATGAAGATTATAAGAAATTCGAATCATCTGAAAGTCAGGGTAAGACTCTACATAGTATCCTTAAAAAATACCCATATACACAATCTAAAGATACATTAGATGTTACACCATTATTAGAACAAATTAATGAGATAAAGAAAAATCTTTAAAATGAATAGTTTAGATAAACAATATAAAGATTTACTCTTTGAGGTTTTAGAAAAAGGTGTGAAAAAAAGTGATAGAACTGGTACAGGTACTAGATCTTTATTCGGTAAACAAATTCGTCATAAGATGATAGAAGGTTTCCCTTTACTAACAACGAAGAAAATGCCATTCAAAACAATTACAACAGAACTATTATGGTTCCTACGTGGTGATACTAATATTAAGTTTCTTGTAGATAATGGGTGTCATATTTGGGATGGTGATGCTTATAAGAACTATCAATTGTTAATGATTGGTAACGAGCCTGATAAGATTTTATCAATGACTGATTTTATTGATAAAATAAAGAACGATGAAAAGTTTGCAAAACATTGGGGTGATTTAGGTCCAATTTACGGTAAGCAATGGAGAAGTTGGGAAGGATTAAATTCCAACACAGACCAAATCAAAAATCTAATCAACGACCTTAAAACAAATCCTGACTCTAGACGATTAATGGTTAATGCTTGGAATGTTGGGGAATTAGATTCAATGGTTCTCCCACCTTGTCATTATGGATTTCAAGTGTATACAAAGGAATTATCATATAAAGAAAGATATCATATTTGGTTTACAAATAATTATGAGGGTGGTATGGAATATTGTGAAGAAATAATGCCTAATTTTGATGATCCGTATTATGTACCAACACCAACCAGATCAATCTCTTTAATGTGGAATCAAAGATCCGCAGATTTATTTTTAGGGTTACCTTTCAATATCGCCAGTTATGGTTTACTATTACACATTTTAGGTAGTATAGTAAATATGGTACCTGATGAGTTAGTGGGTAATTTAGGTGATGTTCATTTATATGAGAATCATCTATCACAATCTACTGAACAACTGAGAAGAGAACCGCTCCAACTACCGAAATTGGTTCATATGAAAACAGATGAATTTTATAAATCACTATCTGAAGATACGTCTTTATTTTTTCATTTAAAAAATACGGATTTTGTTGTTGAAAATTATCAATCACACCCAACGATTAAAGCCCCTTTATCAAATTAAGATTGTGATTAGATTAATAATAAAATTCTGGATTGTTAGAATTAAACATTTTTTTAAAACGGGCAGGGACTTTGAAAAACTTACACCGCCAACAGAAGGTTATTGTAGAGTATATTTTTGTGAACCAGACATAGATGGGTGTACTTGGAGACACCACGAAATGCCTTTATATCTTAATGATAAATTTCACGAAGAATATAAAGATAAGTTAGTTGGTTTAACTAGAAAAGAAGTTGTTGAATGGATTATAAAAAATAAATAAATTAAAATTGTATGGTAGGAGAGGCAAAGATAGTACACTTAAAGAGTAATGCACAAAAATTAGAGACATGGATTGCAATGATTAATGGTGAGATTGTCGGTCACATTTATATGGAAAGAGAAGATGGGTTAAAAATAAAATTCTTAGACGCTTGGGTACATGAGGATCATAGACGTAAAGGTATTTTTAGAATGTTATGGGAGGCTAGATGGAATTATGTGGCAGATAAATATAGTGGGTGGTTAGCGTACGCATGGTGTAAACCAGCATCATTACCTTTATTATTAGAAAAAGGTTTCGATGCGGGTGAAATGTGTACATATGTAGAAAAGAAAATAGAATGATGTCGTTTATAAAATATACATTACTCTGGGTATCCCAAAATTTATCAATCCCTTTTTGGACTGTGGGTCATATTCATCTTATGACTACAGTGTATCAAGATATTCATGAAATATTGATGTCTTTAGGGATGAATATAGTAGTAGGTGTAGGATTTTATATAGGATGGGTAGATTATAAAAATGAATTAAAAAAATAAAAAAAGAAATGGAAAAAGTTATATTAAAGGAAACAGTTATTAGTGGTGACACTAGAAATTATAAAAAGTATTCTAAAAATAGAAAACCTAAAAGCAAAGTAGAAAATGGTGAGAATAATAATAGGGTAAAAAATGACTTTTTACTTATCAAAGGAATAAAAATGATTGGTTCGTATAAGATAGGGAATAATTACTATATTTATTTACAAAAAAAACCTAATTTTGTTCATAGATTTTTCACTAAATTATTGTTAGGTTGGGTTTGGAAAGATGCGAAATAAAAAACTATGGAAAAAAATTATCAGATTAAAAAAATAATGTTGTTAAAGGGTAAACTACAACACGTTATACTACTTAACTCACAAGGTGAGGTTTTCGAAACTAATTGTTTCGGTGAGGCGATGAAGATATGTGAACTATTGAATACAAACACTGATAGTGGGTGGAAATATGAAATAGTACAAATATTAAATAATAAATAGGAACGGGCGTTCAAAATAACAAATAAAATAAAAAATAAAAATTATGGAAACAATTTCATTCGCTTTAGGTGTGGCTTCTGTATTAGTTGTGCTTTTGGGTACAGTTACTGTATGGGTTACGCTTAAGGTTAAAAATTTAATTAAAGAAAATCGTGATTTATTAATTACAATTAACAATTTAGATCAAAATATTGATCGTAGATTTGAAAATCTGGAACATCACTATTCAGATGAAATAAAAGATATACATGACACTATAAATGTTAGAACTGATGGTGTTTATATTAGAATAAAAGAAGAAACAGAGGCTATTCGTAGAGATATAGAATTTTTAAACGAAAGAATTGGTAGAACCAATGATGAATGTCTTAGATACACTGATTCTAGAATAGATAAATTAGTTAATAACCCAAAATTTTGTCTTAATAAAGATAAAGAATTATTAACTGACTAATAAATAAGATTACGCCCGTTTCTTATTTTAAGAGATATTTATCCATAAAGATTATATTTATTTAAAAATAGTTTATGGATATTAAAAAAATTACAGAACAGGAAGTTAATGATATCATTAACAAAGAAAATATAGATTTATCCTCTTTTGAAGTTAGAAGTACTTTAAACCCAAAAATTTTCGATAAAGATCAACACATGTATGAAGAAATAAGAAGAAGACTTCTTATGATTGCAGATGATTTTTTTGAAACCCTTAGTGTTGATTGGGTAGACATAGACGATATTATATTAACAGGTAGTTTAGCCAATTTTAATTGGTCTAAATTTTCGGATGTAGATTTACATATATTAGTGGATTTTGAAGAGGTGGATGAAAACGAAGAATTAGTAAAAGAATACTTCAACTCAAAGAAAAATTTATGGAACGATAAACACGACATAACAATAAAAGGTTATGACGTAGAGTTATATATGCAAGACACAGAGGAACCTCACGTTTCTAGTGGGGTATATTCTATTTTATGGGATGGATGGGTAGTTAAACCAGACTCAACTAAAAAAGATATTGACGCAAAAAAGGTAGAACAAAAAGTTAACGGTATTATAGATTCAATAGATGAAATATTTTTTATGTATAAGTCAGGTGAATATGACAAAACAATTAGGAAGATAACCAATCTTAAAGAAAAAATCAAAAAGATGAGACAAACTGGATTAGATAGAGAAGGGGAGTATTCTTTTGAGAATATAGCGTTCAAAGTATTAAGGAGAACTATGTATTTAGATAAATTAAGTGAAATAGAAACTAAGGCATATGATAAATCTTTAACACTAGACGAATCATTAATAAGAATTAAAAATTTATAAAAATCTAATTTTGTTTTTTTATTAAAACTGCAATATTTATTTAATAAATATAATTATGGCTTCAACTTATTTAACTGGTACTTTTACAGTAATACACAACACTGGTAATACTAATTTTGATAGTTACGTTTACAGTGCAGTTTATTTTAACACAAACGGTACATATACAATAAACGGATCTTCAATAACAGGTGTTGCAGGTAAAACAATAGACTTATTAATTCAACAGAGCGGTACTACATTAAATAACGGGTTCGCATTATTAGGTAATCCTAAACCTATAGGATTATTTCAAACAGGATTAATATCAACAACAACTGGTGGTACAGAAGAATATAGATTTGTTGACATTAGAACTGGATTACCAACTAACGGATAAAAATAAAAAAATATAAAAAATGAGAAAAATAGTAAATCCTAAAACATTAAAAGGTCAAGACAAGGTAAATAGAATGTTAGACCTTATGGGTAAAATGGCAACACTTAATGAAAGTAAGTCATTTTCTGAATTGGAGTTAATAAAAAAGGGACCTAACGGTATTGTTTATGGTATTGTTAGAGAAAATCACGATTACTTTATAAAAACATCAAATAAACCTTACGGTAAATTTTTATCTGAGGATTTCCAATACGTTGGTGGTTTACAAAATAAGGGTACTGAAAAATATCATTCTTACGCAGAAGCGTTAAAACATTTAAATATTAAATTTGATATGTTAAACGAATCTTATGGTATTGAGTATAATACAAATATTTTTGAATCTGACGGTAATGCAGTTGCAGGTAGTACGGGATATGGTTTTGTAATAGAAAAAGAAGAAGAAATCATTTTAGATGACGATATTAAAGAACAAAAAAAGGTACTTAAAGTAGACGCACCCGCATCGGCAACTCCCGCAGCACCTGTTGAGGATGAAGTGTCAGATGACGAATTTGGTTTTTCTGATACATCTAATGAAACAGATACAGAAGAGGATTCATTTGAGGATGAGTCTGAAACTGATGTAGAAGATACTGAATCAACTGGTGAAGAAGGAACTGAAGATTTAGGTGATGATGAAATCACTAAAAAAATACAAAAAATGACAGGTAAAATCGGTCAGATGTTGAGAGACTCTGAAGAGGTTGATCCTAAATTAGAAAAATATGTCATCAACTCTATTATTTCAGCATTACACTTAGATGAAATGGATGAAAGTGATAAGGAGGATATCATATCTAAATTTGAAGGTGAAGATGAAGAAGATTCATTTGGTAGCGACTCAGATTTAGATACTTTAGATAGTGAAGAGGATACGGAAGAAACTGAAACACCAGAAGAAAGTCCTGAAGCACCTGAAGAAGGTACTGAAGAATTATCGGAAAGTAGAGGTAGAGTATTTTCTAAAAAACAACTTTTAGAATCTTTTTTAAATAGAAGTACAAAAAATTCTATTAAAAAAGTTTTAAAGGAAAGAAAAGAAATTTGTAATGAGTGTGGTGGATATAAAGGTGGAAACCTTGTTGAGGGTATGATGTGTGAATGTGGTCCAATGAACGAAGAAGAATACGATGGATTTAAAGATGGTAGAAAAAGAATTGATTTGGCTAAACCATACGGTACAATAAATGCGGACGACTTAAGAAAAGTAAGAAGTATGAAAAGAAAAAGACATATCGATGAGGATGAAATGGATGTGATGGATGCATTACAAACAGGACAAGGATATCTTTCCGCAACAGGTGATTTAGATAGAGATTATGACGGTATACCAAATAGATTGGATTTAGATAATAACAGTGATGGTAATTTAGACTTCTCAATGAATTCTGATAATTCTTTTGACGATGACTTCATCGAATTAGACATCAACTTTTTAAGATCTAACGCACCAGTTAAAGAACCAGGAATTAAGACACCTACAACTAAACCAGGAACTGGTACAGATTGGGACAAAATAAAGAGACCTAAGGCTGATCCGAAACCAAAGGCTATGGGTGATGAAGAAAGAATCAGACCATCGTACAGAAGAAGAGGAATGTTTAGATAATGAATTTAGTATATATCAATAGAATTGGACAGAACTGGAAGGGGAACTACGTTTACGAGTTCCTCTTTTCTGATATTTTAGAAGATATAGATGGTGATGGTTGGGACTCATACCCTTCGTTGGGAAATCCTGAACCACCAGAAGATAAATACATCAAAAAAAGTGGTTCTTTAACTACCACATTAAAATTAGATTTAGTTAAAGATTCTGAATCTTTTGCAATGTGGGACGCAGTTGACGGTATAATTGCGTTGGCTTGGGAAAATATGGAGGGGTATGATGATTACCCAGAAAAAAGATTATTCTTTTCTTTCGGTGAGACATTATCTTCGGTAGAAGATAAGTTATACGAAAAGGATATGGTAATAAAATATGAAAAAGAAATGATAAATACTTAAAATTATGGGTAACAAAATTAGAATTTATGAATCTGAAATAAAAAGAGCCACTAGAAGAAAACTAATGGAAAAATATATTGATTCAGTTGACGAGGCAGAAGAGATGACAGTTTACAATCAAGATGAATTTGATAGTTCTTTTGATAAATTAGATAAAGGTACTTATGGTGTAAAAGATAAAGAGGGTAAGATACGTTCAGTAACCGTAAATGAGGAGGATGAATTGGAAAAAGACTCTATGGGTAAGTCTAAGTATTTAAGAAGGGCTACACGTGTAGGGAAGGGTGAAAAAAATTCTAAAAACTTAAAATAAAAAATTATAATAGTGAGTACTATGAGAATTAATATTTTTGAAAAGTCTAAAGAAGAAAAAAAAGATGATACTGTTCACACTAAAAAGTGGGATAGATGTGTTAAAGACGTAGAGAAAAAAAATAAAGATAATGGTACTGATTATAACCCATACGCAGTTTGTACTGATTCTATAGGTTACAAAGGTTCAGTAAAAAAATCACATAGAAAAAAAGACGAATCGATAAATCCTAAAATGAAGAAAAAAGATTTAGTAGAATATATTAATTCTAAAGTTAGGATTAACGAAACACCAGATAATGGTGGTGGTAGACAATATTTTGTAATTAGAGAAATGCCTTCCGCAGACAAAGTTAAAGTATTTAAATTTTTAGAGAACCTTAGACAAAGTGGTTTAATTAATATGTATGGTGCATCACCATTATTAAATTGGACTAAAGATGATTTACATAGATGGTTATATGGAATGGGTAAGGATCCTGAAAGTTTAGAGGAAGAAATTGAAAACTTAGACAGTTATGATGAGGATGAAGATGAGGGTTATTCAGATGGTGATAGAGACTCATTGGAAGAACAATTAAATCATATTAACTATCTTTTAGATAATAAACAAGAGATTAGAGACATTTTAGTAAGGGCAGCATTGGCTAGAATAGAAAATGGTGACGGTAATACTGAATTAAGAAACGTACAAAGGGTATTTGAAAAGATGGCTGGTGACTCATTTAAAATGTGGGTAAGTACGGTATATGGACAATAAAAACAAAAAATATGAGAAGAAAAAATATCATTAACGAAGTAACTAATAGAGTTATTAAAGAAAAATATCGACTTAACAAATTAGTTGAGGCTATTGAATATGATCCTGAGCATCCAGAAAGGATGAATCCAGATTTAGAGGGTAGACTTAGAAGTGGGGAACACTTATTCGGAAAGAGTAAATCAATTCCAGTTGGTTCTGAGTCACAAAATTATTCTGAAAAAATTGCGGGACAAAGATTCAAAGAAATTGTTAATAAAGTTAAAAGATATCACGGTGTTAGAAATATTACACCTAATATGATGCAAATGATGTTTCAAATAATGGGTGAGATTAGTCAAATCGAAACTAGACACAAAGAAGCATTGGAACAATTGGCTATTGATATAGTATCTGAAGAATTCGATATTCCTGATCAAATGTTAGAGGCAACGTTAACACCTCCAGGTTCAGAATTAAGTATTGAACCAGACGAAGATGAGGACGAAGATGAAGGTGAGGGTTATGAATTACCTAAAAAACCTAAAAGTGCTCAACGTATGGAAGAGTTGGAAATGGAGGTTGATAAAAGGAGAGTTATCAATGCACTTATGCAAGGTGCAGCCAAAAAAGGTCACTACATTTTCCATATGGTTGCAGATGAATTAGACGCTTTGGATCCTAGATTAATGGGACTATACGGTAAACTTATGTCATTGGCAGATTTCCAATATTGGATTATCCCTGACAGTGTTATGGGTGGACAAGTCGGTGGTGTAGAAAAAATCGAATGGAGAAAGGCTGAAAAACCTGAAGACAAAGATGAAGAAAATGATATGGAAAGAATCGATATTGAAGAGGGTGATGATATTCCAGTTGTAGTCGCTAAGGCTTGGATTTTCCCACTATTAGTACACGAATTAATTAAAGGTACATTAGAATTATCCGCAATTAACTGGGCTGACGATCATTTAGATTTTGAAGAACAAAAAGAGGTTATTGAAAAGGCAGATACACCTGAAGGTGAGATATGGGGAATGAGATTAGGTCCTGGTATGTGGGAGAAATTCTTAGAATGTATTGATTCTGAAAACTACGACATCAAACAATGGTTATTTAGAGAATTAACTAAGTTACCTGCATCACAATTTCACGAATTTATGAAAGAAATACTTAGTGGTAGTCAAAGATGTAAAGAGGTTGTAGACACACTTAAAGACTTACATAATCAAGATAAGGGTGATACTATAGAAGATATGTTTAATGACACAGGTTATGATGATATGGAAGATATTATAGATAATTTAGGTGTAGAACCTAAGGAAGATGATGTGGAAAACATAGAAACAGACGAAGTAGATTATAGTAGAATGTCTAAAAATGAAATAATGAAATTAATTGATGATGCATTGGACAAAGGTGATTTTAAAAAGGTAGAAGAACTTCACAAATACGTTTAATTAAAAAGATTATAAAATAATAGAATCCCACCAAAAGTGGGATTTTTTATTTATTACCAATATTTATTAATAAAATAAAGTGATGATAAATCAAAGGGTACAAAACGCAATAAATAAGATTATTGAAAAAAAATACGGTGAACTTGAAGATTATATTGAGGTAATTGACTATATAAAAGGGTTATTAGAATTAAGTTATAGTGATGTAATTGAGGGTGTATTTACTTATCTAATGAATAAAGGTGAAAACCCTTTTGATGAGGTTGATATAGAATTGGATTATTATGTGGGTAACGATGATATGTTTTCAATACTAACAAATATTGGTTGGTTTGACAAATACCTTACAGATAATGAGGCTTTCTATTCAGATTTTGGGGATATAATTAAATCGGGTGATAGGATATATATGTTTTGTAGTGAATGGAAGGATTTGGCAGATTTATTTGATGTAGACGATAAAACTTTAGTTGAGGATATATTGGATCCTGATTGGTCAGAAATATTCGGTGATTTTGATATTAGTTTCGAAAATGATGTAACTGAAGTGTTAAGTGATAAGGCAATTAACCATATTAGAGAATACATCAAAGAAAATGATTTTATCGGTAAAGAGATTTATACGTTAGATGATGAGTATGGGGATATTTTAACTGAAGAATTATTAGAAGATAAATACACACTTTTTCACTTAATAGACGAAGAACAAATGTTTAATGACTTAAAATGGGAATTAAAAAATATGTATAGATGGTCTTATAATAGTGCCTCTGAAGGTGAACTGTTTAATGGTATAAAAGAAACAATAACTACATTTTTAGGTTCAGAGGGTGATTGGGATGAGATTAAAAAAGGTGATAAAATCAATCACATATTAAAGTTTGATGTTACGAATATATTTTACCAATATTTAAAACTGTATGTTGAGTCCACTGGTAAATTTCCTGGTGATAACGCTAACTATTTTTTAGAAGTTTTAGATGAGGTTTTAATTGAACAAGATGATGAATTGAGAGGACCGAATATTGATAATTTTTATCCTGACAGTAGAAGGGTAGAAGAGGACATGACGGAACACGTAATTTCTAATTTATAATGAAAGTAATAATTAATAATAGACAACATTTACTTTTGGTTGAAAATAACCAAAGGTGGGATAGATTTATTCAGTATTTTAAGGATAATACCAATAATAAAAATATTGAAGAGTGGTTAAATAATTTTTTTAGTACGTTTGGTTTAGATAAAGAAATTTTATTAAATAATGAAACATTTTATAACATATTTTTAGATTTTTTTAGGAAAAATTTTGATTATTATAGTAATAGTTCTATGAAATATGGGGGTAAGATTGAAGAGATATTTGATTTAATCAGTGAAAGAGAATCTAAAAAAATTTTAAATAGTAATAATAACCCATTAGAAAAAATAAAACAGTTAATTAGGTTAGAAAAAACTTTTCCGTGGAAATATGAAAATGTTATTTTAAACGATGCGGTAGGTGTAATATTATATGATGTAGTAGAATATCTTTTTAATAATAAAACTCCCATTGAGGCAATAACACAACTATCAATAATAAAAGATAAAATAGGTGGTAGAATAGAAAGTATTGTACCAATAGTTAAAGATTTTGCCAATAAAAACGGTATTACACTAATACCAAAACATAAGGGGATTACATTCCAAAAAGGTGATGAATCAAGGATTAGGGATTTAATAAATTATATTAAAGATGTATCAATTTCACCTAAAAAAACTAAAAGAGGTTTTTTAAATCATATAGGACAAACTGAAAGTGGTGGACAACTTTCTACTTTTTGGAGTGCAGCCAATCAATCAGGTATCATACAAAAAGTAGGGGGTGGTAATAATATTACATATGAATTAGGTCCAAACTTCAAAGACTGGGAACAAGGTAAAGTAGTAGCGTTTTAAATTAAAATATATGGATAGAGGAGAACAACTAAAAATATTTGCACGTTGTTTAGGTGAACCAATTTATGCAATCGAAACTTTTTTAAAGACATTCGATTTAACTCAAGAAGGTATGGTACCTTTTAAATTGTTCCATAAACAAAAAGAAATAATAAAATCTTACGAAAAATATAATCGTAATTTAGTAACTAAACCCAGACAGGCAGGTGTGTCAACTACTACCGCAGCCTATATTGCAGTTAAAACTGCATTTGGTGATCCAGAAAACCCACATAAGGTACTAATATTAGCCAACAAACAAACATTGGCACAAGAGTTCTTAAAAAAAATAAAGGAATTTCTAGATCAAATACCTTATTGGGTATGGGGGTTAGATGAGGGTACCGATTATTTAGAAATAAATTCTAAAGGACATTTAAAATTAAAATCTAATGGTTGTGAAATTAGAGCGTTAGCAACATCGAAAGATGCTTTGAGGGGTTTTACACCAACATTCTTAGTAATGGATGAGGCAGCCTTTATCGATAATGGTGCAGATGTGTTTGGGGCAGCATTGGCGTCTTTAGGTACAGGTGGTAAGATTGCACTGATATCTACACCAAATGGTATGGATCCACTATATTATAAAACTTATGATGGTGCCAAAAATAAAGAAAACAATTTCAACGTAGTTGAAATGAAGTGGTATCAGGATGTTAGATACAACAGAGGATTATTTTGGGTTAGGGGTGAAGATGAAAAGATAGAGTGTAAAACTTTAAGTAGGACTAAATTGAGATGGGAATATTTAGATAAAATTTATGAAACCGATGAATCAACCATAGAATATTACGAGGTTATGGTAAAAGAAGGGTGGAAACCTTTATCCCCTTGGTACGAAGAGATGGCGGCAGATATGGGTGACCCAAAAAAGATTGCACAAGAACTTGATGTATCATTTATTGGTTCAGGAGGTAACGTTATAGATGACGAATTTATTTCATATCACGAAGAAAATTTTGTCAAAGATCCTGAATTCTCCGCAGAATTAGAAAAGGCTATGTGGATATGGAAGAAACCTGAGGTTGGGCATAAATACATTATGGGGGTAGACGTTAGTAGGGGTGACGGTAAAGATAGTTCCACAATAGTTATTTTAGATTTTGATAATTTAGAACAAGTTGCGGAATTTAAATATAAACTACCACCAGATATGTTGGCAGAAGTGGTTTATAAATATGGTAATATGTATAGTGCCTATACGATAGTAGACATCACAGGTGGAATGGGTGTTGCAACAGTATTAAAACTGTTAGAGATGGAATATAACTTCTTACACTACGATGACCCTAAAAGTAGAAAATTGTCTGAAAAATACGCTAAAACTAAATATAGTGAAGGGGATAAAGTACCTGGATTTAATGTGGGTAACACTAGATTACAATTAGTTTCCGAATTTGAGGAACATATTAGAGAGAATAAAACTATAATACGATCACATCGTTTAATTTCGGAATTGAGAACTTTTGTTTATAAAAACGGTAGACCTGATCATATGGAAGGTTATCATGATGATATAATAATGGCATACGCTATGTGTATATTTATTGTACAAACATCATTCAAAAAATTAGAGATGGTAGAGAAACAAACTAAGGCTATGTTAGAAAGTTGGGTAAATGTTTCAAAAAAGTCAGTTGAACCTCTATTGTCTAATCAAAAATATACTAACCCATTCTACACTAATACACCAACTTACCACCCAAAACAAGGGAATAATGGTAATAATGATAATGGTGAATACAATTGGTTGTTTGGGATAAGATAGTATTTATTTTTTTTTGATATTTATTATAATAGTAATAAAGTATAAAGATAAAAATGGCTAAAAGAACGATATTTCAACAATTAAATGATTTGTTTGGTCCTGAGGTAAAAAGGGCACAAAATAAATCTAGATATTCTATAAACGATAAGGAACTCCTTAAAACTAAATCTAAGGAGGATTTTGAATACGAAAAACTTAAAAGACAACAAGACGCCTATTTGTCGAATATGTGGCAGAAAGTAGATAATGAGATATATCAACACTCCATATATTATGAAACAACTAGGTTAGCCTCTTACGCAGATTTTGAGGGTATGGAATTTTTTCCCGAAATCGCAGCAGCATTAGATATAATGATGGAGGAATCTACAACTTTAAATTCAGAAAATAAAGTTTTAAATATTTTTTCTGAAAGTAGAAGAGTTAGAAGAATATTAGAAGATTTATTTTTCAATAGATTAGATATACACACTTCACTACCTATGTGGACAAGAAACACATGTAAATACGGAGATAATTTTTTATTCTTAAGTATTAATAGTGATGAAGGTATCACAGGTGTTAAACAATTACCTAATATTGAAATAAGTAGAAAAGAGAATGAGGGTTTTGGTGAGAATTCTACTATTCCTGATAGTGATAAATTTAACCCTGTCACATTTGTTTGGGGTCAGAGGAACATAGAATTTAATGCGTGGCAAATTGCTCATTTTAGATTATTAGGGGATGATAGAAGATTACCTTATGGTACATCTATGTTGGAGAAGGCTAGAAGGATATGGAAACAATTATTATTATCTGAGGATGCGATGTTAATATATAGAGTAACGAGAGCACCTGAAAGAAGAATATTCAAAATATATGTAGGTAATATAGACGAAAAAGATGTACCTGCATATGTGAATAAAATTGCAGATAACTTTAAAAGAAGTCCAGTTATTGATCAACAAACTGGACAGATAGATACTAGATATAATCAAATGGCACAGGATCAGGATTATTTTATACCTGTTAGAGATCCAAATGCACCGAGCCCTATTGATACATTGGCGGGTGCGACTAACCTTTCTGAAATTGCAGATATACAATACCTTCAAAAAAAGTTATTCACTGCACTTAGAGTACCCAAACCTTTCTTAGGTTTCGAAGAAGCAAATGGTGATGGTAAAAATTTGGCGTTACAAGATATTAGATTTGCTAGAACTATTAATAGAATACAACAATCAATGTTGCAAGAACTTAATAAGATTGCAATTATCCATCTCTATATTTTAGGTTTAGAGGATGAATTAGAAAATTTTACACTTTCACTTAATAACCCATCTACTCAGGCTGAGATGTTGAAGGTTGAGCAAACTCAACTTAAGGTAACTCTTTATAAAGATTCTGTTGCAGACGCAGGTAATGGTTTTGGTGCAATGTCTATGACTAGAGCCAAAAAAGAAATATTAGGTATGTCTGATGAAGAAATCAGAAATGATTTAGAACAACAAAGATTAGAAAAGGCGGCAGCAGCGGAAATGGAACAAACTGCAGAAGTTATTAAGAAGACAGGTATATTTGATAGAGTGGATAAACTTTATGGTGACTTTGACGCATTATTATCGGGTGCTGGTGAAGCCGAAGCAGGTGCTGGTGGTGACGCAGGTGGTGCAGATATGGGTGCAGGTGGAGATATGGGTGCAGGTGCAGAACCAGCCGCAGAACCAGCCGCAGAACCAGCAACTACTGAATCTTTTAGAAAAGACGGTAACCTTTTAACAGAAGAAAAAAGAAGAATATATGAAGAAAAAACTAAAAGATATCAGGGAATATATTTAAGACGATTAACTGAAAGTTTAGAAAAAAATGATCATATTTACAATTTAGATTCTTTTGAAAAAGGTACTGATGTGTTAAATTCTAAAATTAGTGA